CTCACACACCCCAACGCAACACAGAAGGAGCCGACATGACCACCGAAGCACTGAAGACCCGCAGGAACGCCCTGGCAGAAAAAGCGAATATGCGGGGTGGGCATGATCATAAAGGGCACGAGATCGCCCTTGCCGACGATATGGACGCGATCCGAGAGATCAGCAGAATTAATGCAATCCTGGCCCGTCGGCGTCGTGAGTCCCACGAATCGAACGCCATCCGAAACACCTGACCCCCGACCCCGACCTCCACCCCCGGGCCTCCCGGGGGGACAGGTGGGGGTCGGATGACCGATCTCCCCAAGGCCGTAGGAGGGCCACCACCATGACCCATGACACAGCGCTCGAATTGTTCCTCATCATGCTTGCGGCCCTCCTGACATCCTTTGTCATGGGTGCCGCGCCTTATGTGGACCACTGGCTCATCACCGGGAGGCTGGTGCTATGAGCGCTCAGCCGTCTCAGCCGTCTCAGCCGTCTCAGCCGCTGAGGGTTCTGCAGCACATCACCCGTCAGGGTAGCTGCTGCTCTGACACTGTGGCCCGTGACCTGGCGATGACCCGGTCCAGGGCCCGGCGGATCTGCCGTGTCCTCCACGAGGTCTATGGCTACCTGAGACCAGTCAAGGGCTCAGGTTATCGGGTCAGCCGGCGTGGCCTGCAGCGGCTGAGCTCATCATTTACTCACGGAGGACTCCACCAATGACCACCAGATCCCCAAAGGCTGTGACGCTCCCACCCCAGGTAGACTGGGACGGCCTCACAGAGGGCACCCACTTTGTCAGGCTCCATGGACGAAAGGAGCCCTATCTACAGTTGCCGGGGCTTCTGGCCCTGGCTGGTCAGGTGGGGCGGATTGACTCCCGTTTCATCCAGACCCCCACCCAGGTTGATCAGGGGGTCTGGCTGGCTGTCTATGAGGTCACACTGACCCTGCCTGACGGCACCTCACAGACGGCTCAGGGGGTGGGGGATGCCTCCCCCGGCAACGTGGGGGCCTCCATAGCCTCAGCCCTTCCCAGGATGAGCGCCACCAGGGCCCTCTGCCGAGCTCTCAGGCATGTCCTGTTGCTGGGTCAGACTGTGGCGGAAGAGATCCCCGAGACCAGCGGTCAGGGTCAACAGGGCCACCAGCCCTGGCAGCCTCCACAGCAGCGCCAGCCACGCCAGCCACGCCAGCAGGGGCAGAATGGCCAGCACCACCAGCAACAGCCCCAGCAGCGGCGCCAGGCCCCTCAGCGCCGGCAGGATGAGGGCGCCTGCCCAAGCTGTGGCTCAGGGCTGTGGGATAACCGGGAGCAAAGAGCCAACGGCAGCAAGCGCCCGGCCTGGAAGTGTAAGGACCAGAATTGCGCATGGATTCAATGGGACATTGACCCCACCCCGGCGCCAGGTCATCAGCAGCAGCCACCCCAGGGCTATGATGACCGCCCACCCATGGATCCTGATGTCCCGTTCTGAGCCCTCAGCCGTGCAAAACTCAGCACGCCCCCACCTCTGGCTGATCCCCGGTTCGGATCAGAGGGGTACTCCTACTCGCCCCTCAAAGTCAGGGGTGGGGGTTTGCTCTCAGGATGACCTTGAGCGCCTCTTGAGGGCCTGGTCCAGGGCTAAGAGAGCAACAGGCCCAGCACGATCAGCAGTGCCGCCAGCAGGGTGAGGACAGAGAGCAGCTCAAGGTGCCTCTCATCCTCGAGCAATGCCTCAAGAAATGACGCTATCAACCTCTTCAGCGGCATCCTTGACCCCCTTGGCAGCCTCTCCCAGGCTCTTGCCAGCGGCAATGGCGGCAGCGCTGTCAACCAGGGACTGGCCACCCACATAGGTCAGGAGCATAGTCACCAGGGCGTCCAGGCTCTCAGCAGGCAGGGCGTCATCAAAGAGCGTGGACACAGCCACGAGCCCCACAGCCAGCACAGTCACAAGCAGCTTTCGAGATAGGAATTTGTCCACGGTCAACCCCTCTGCCTTTCGGCTTTGCGTTGTGCCCTTCTATCCTGGCGGGTGTACCACCAGACCTGACGCTGAGCCCGGCGATCTGCCCGGCGCTCCTGACGGGCTGCCCGTCTGACCGGGTCTTGGGCCAGGGACAAGGCCAGCTCTACTATCCAGGCTGCCACGTCGTCATCAACAGCCTCGAGGAAGGTGCCAAGGACACCGAGCTCAAGATCCTCAAAGTCGATCAGGGCGTCAACAACTTGGCCGGTGATGGTGGCCGCTTTGCTTTTGTTGCCCGTGGCATCCAGGGCAGCATCAGCCACAGCCAATAGGCCGGACTCTTCAGCGATAGCGGCGCCGGCTTCCAGCACCTCAGCCGGGAGGCCCGCCAGGTCAAGTGTTTCCATAGTCAGATCCTGATCGAAATTACCACTGGTTCAAGAGCGTATAGGTGAAGCGGTCCCAGGTCGGGTGGTGGGTGAGCTGCAGGTCGACCAGGAACATCAGGTCACCAAAGCCAGCCGGGCCGGACTGGGCCAGCACCTGACAGCCGGCTGACCACTTGCCCACCACTGTGGAGGCCTGGCCAGCCTTGTGGGCATTGATGCCAAAGACCCCCTCAGTGATGGTGACGGGGTCATAATCCAGCACCCGATCCCGGTCATCATCCCGATAGACAGCACAGGTGCCGACCTGGACAAGGGCCCGATATTGCCCACGGTGCTGGCCCACCTTCCACAGCCCCGGATACTGCCGATCAGCAACCAGGGCGGCACAGCCCTCCACCCTCATGGGGTGCTGGCGCCAGTAGATGCCAGGGTCAGTGGTCGCCGGCCAATACGCCACCCGCCAGGGGCCTCCATCGGTGGGCCGATAGGCACAGCCCATGAGGTCATCAAAGGTGCCAGCGTCCCGGCTGGGTGACCTGATGCCAAACAGGTTGAGATTGTAGGCGCCGGACGTGAAGACCTCACCACCAATTGCCTTGATGCGCTGGAGCACCAGCGGCAATGGATAGGCCGGCGCCGGCATGTCAGTCACTGACCTTGATCAGAAGGGGTGAGAGTCCGGCATCGGAGTCAGCCGGGGCAGGTGGCTCAACCACAGGCTCAGCCACAGCCGGCGCCGGGTCAGGTTGCTGGGCAGCCAGCTCAGCCAGGGCCTCGAGGTCAACCGCCGCCAGGTCATCAGAGATGGCCTGGAGGGTTTGCACCATCTCAGCGTGACAGGTCTCAGCCTGGCTGACCGGCTCAGGGGGCTCACCAGCAGCAGCATTGAGGACAAGGGCCAGGGCTGAGATCATGGTGGGCTCCTATGGTGCTGGTGGGGGGCACGGGGGCGGGTCTCCACAGTCCTCTTGAGCTCTCTGACCAACCGCAACCAACAGCAAACAGGTGCCGTGCTGAACTGTCTCTATCATACACAGCGCTTCAGCGTGCTGGGCCTGGGTTGTGAAGGGCAGATCCTCATCAGCGATCCCCAGCATTGGCGGGACCGTCTCCACAAACCAGGACGTGCCAGCGATGATGACGCCAGCCGCTGTGGTGATCAGGATGGGGCTCTGGCGCCACCTCCACCACAGCCAGCCAGGGACAGCGCCCACCACCCGGCCCACCAGGGCCACATCAGCCGGGGGGCCTGTCGCCGGGCCTGCTGGTGGGATGGGGTCAGCCATCGAGCTCAGACAGAGGGCCCGTCATATTGAGGAAAGAATTTATAATAGACTTTCAGCGCCTGGGTCCACCCGGAAGCCATACCCCCAGCAACGGAACCAATGCCACAAAAGATCTGAGGTGAGGTCCCGAAGTCCTCGTTTATGGAAGTCTGGACGGCACTATCCGTTGTGACCCCGGCGGCAGACTGTGCATTAACGATCTGGATCGCCCAGACCGAGGATCCTTCAGGCTCCCACCGCAGCACGACGCCCTCGAATCGTTGCGGATCGTCTGAAGCGACGTTGCCGCTAACATTCCTGGAATGTCCTGCCCTGCAAGAGACCGCTTTGATGACCCCGGTGCTCGTCCGGTCCACCCCACATGCGATCCCCTCGTTAGACCCGAATGTGGTGTTCTCAGTCAGTCCAGCGTAGACCCCGTTCTGGCTGGAATCCGCAGCGGCAATCGCATCAGCGTCAGTTACTAGAATTATACTGTACGCTGAAAATTTCATGTCATCGAATGAATCTGCCGAACAGATGGGGCTGGTGAAGCCTACACAAAACCCGTCGTTTCCCGCTTGATACATGTTGCATTGTGTAGACCCATCAATCGCCAGCGTGGGATTATAGGGGTCTGACCAGTCCTCATTGCCTGCGTCTCTGGCTGTTCCTGACCCGCTCTGCGTGTTTGCCTCGACGCGGGTAGTCCAATCGTGGAGGATGTGGCCGCTGTCGGTCCCGATGAGGACAGAATGAGCGCACGTCACCACACCATCAGTCACCTCAGCCAGCCATACACCCGCTAACCACTTGTCATCATCGAGCCCGTTGTGGGGCGTCCAATTCACTGATGCCGTATCTGTGGCAGAGAGCCGTGCTGTGGCGCTGGCGCCTGAGGGGTCCGTTAACGTCCAGGTGAAAGTCCCTGCCCCGTTCTCAGCCGTGCTGGTGACCTGGGCCAGGGTGTCCTGCTGGGTGGTCAGCCCGTCAGCAAGCGCCAGGTCAGATCCGTCACCGCCACCAGTGGTGAATCTATAAAATCCCATCAGGAGCGCTCAAACATCAGGTGAGCAAATGCCGTGTTCGTGGCTGCTGCCAGGTAGATGACTGAGTTGTCATCAGGGGCGTTGATGGCGTAGGTGTAGGCGCCACCGGAAGCAATAGGGAACCAGTTGTTACCCTTGGTGGCGCCGTCAGTGCCAGCAAAGGTGATGAAGCCGCTGTCATCGGTGCTGTCATTGTTCTGCTTGAACGTCACGGTCACAGCCGTGGCCCACTCAGGCAGGGTCACCTGGGTCAGGTTGTCTGCTGTGCCGTCAAGGGCCACCCTCATGCATTGCCGGGGGGGTGCCTGAGCTGAAAGGTCTACAGCCATTGGGGGAGCTCCATCAAGGGTGGGGGTGTTCTACCGAGGGTCATATCTTCCAGCTCAGGTGGCCGGGGATTACCCCATAGCGGGACATGGGCCACCATTGCCGCATCCCCCTCTATCCCCACCACCCCGAGCCGGCGATCTGCCCTCCTGTTGTGGTCCAGGTAGTTGAGGAAAACGGATCGGATCACAATGTATGAGTAGGTGCTCAGGCTCGAGGCCCGGGGGTCATAGGGCCTGGCGCCACGGTTGCGGGTCAAGACACCCCGATAGACCTCTTGCAGGCAGTCCTCAGGGTCAAGGCCTCGAGCCCTGAGCCGCTGAGCAAACGAGCCCCAAAATTGCCGGTTGATGATGCCACGCTGGTGGGGGTCAGCCAGGTCAATGCCGGGGCCCCTGGGCCGGGAGACGGGGCCCGGCGCCCCAAAGGGTAGCGCCAATTGGCGCCACGATCTGCAGGGCTTTGAGCCTGTCCTCATCGGCCACAGTGTAGCCTATTCGGCCTCATCCTCGAGCTGGCCCAAGAGCCCATCCATCATGTCACCCCTGGGCCCCTGACGCTTGCCTGTGGCCACAGCGCTCAGCAGGTGGACGAGGTCCCCAGCCTGGACCCCTGAGGATGACCAGAATGCCAGCTCTTTGTCCTTCCGGGCAAGGACATACGCCATCACCCTGACCCGTTGCTCCCGTGGGAGGTCCAGCAACCAGTCAGGGTTACCACCCCCAAAGAGCAGCCCGGCCTCAATCGTGATGAAGTCGAGCCGACCCTCAGGGGTGGTCAGTTTCCCGCCTGTTCCTCAGCCTCCGCGCTCTCTGACATTCTCGAGCCCAGCTCATTGATCAGCGTATTGACCAGCAGCATCACCCCGGGCAGCTTGACCCCGTGTTCCTGCAGCTCATCGATCACAGCGTCACCGTACTCCCGCCACCCGTTGCCATTGATGGCGATGGGGGCATCCCCAGCCGCCAGGTCAAAGCCACGGTTGAACCAGCAAGCCCCGATTGCGTAGCCGGCCACATCGAGGACCCCCACCAGCCGGTCAAGCCCGTCACCCTCCTGTAGGCCCTGGAGCAGCCCCACCATCCTGGCAGCCTTGCCATATGACGGGAAGCGGAATTCAAAGTCCCCGAGGTCAGCCCCCAGGTCAACGCTGAAATAGCGATCAGACTGGGGGATATCTCGGATGGTTGAGCGTGGGGTCATGGGTGTCCTCCTGACCGGGTGTTTAGCTTGTTTTCTTTGCCTTAGCCTTGGCCTTGCTCTTGGGCTTAGCCTTGGCCTTGGCCTTGCTCTTGATCTTGATCGGCGCCGGCTGTGGAGCTGCTGCCAGCTTGCGCCTGGCGTGGTGAAACAGGTTGCCACCCTCAGGGCAGTCAATCACCAGGGTCTCAACCCGCTTGAGCGGCACCCCGAGCCGTGCAGCGATCTGGGGTAGACTTGCCTGGGCTTCTTTGCCTGCCATCCTGATCCGGCTGATCGCGTCGAGCGTCTCAGGGGTATGGGTGGTCCTGGGGATGATCGGCATAGCCACCATCCTGGCACGGCCACCAGGCCCGATGGCAGTCCTGACCACCACGTCCCAATTCTTCCCATCATATAAGTGCTTGCGCCGCTGTAGGAGCCACTTGACCCGGGCCTTGACCTCTAGGTCCTCCACCCCACGGCTGCCCATGATGCCGGCCCCCATCCTTGACCGTGCTGGCTGGCGCCAGGGTGGGTGGAGCTCATCCAGCTCAGCCTCATACTCGAGGATAAGGTCAGCGAATTCCTCAGGGGGCATTGCTGCCCTCAGGTGTGCTGATGGAAAGACCAGGGCCACGGCTCAGGGCTACGCCAGGGTTGGGCGAATATCGGAGTGAGAACGCCAATTCACTGTGGTCACGTTGGGGTCACCCTCAGCAAAGCCATAGTCAAGGCTGCAGTCCTCGATGGTGATGGAATGGTCCCCACCGTCACCGTGATCGCTGCCCTCAATTACGAGCCTCAAATCAACCGCAAAGACTTCAGCGCTGGCGCCGATGGTGGACACCCAGGGAGCCGTTGAGACGTACCCGGACTGGTTGAGGATGTCGAACAGGGTAGCCACAGCCGCGTCAGTGGCGTCACGCCAGTAGGATGAGAAGGAACCGGTGAGCCCGGCGTCATCCCCATAGCGGGCAGAGGTCACCAGCCGGCCACGGTCAAGGAAGTCCAGACGGGACTCCTGAGCGGCTGTCATGCTGAAATCGCCAGGCTCAGCGCTGATATCGATTGTATTGGCGCCGCCAAAGCCAGCAGCATCACAGATGCTGATGACCCCGTCACGCTTGGTCTTGACTACTGAGGAATAAGCCATGGATCAGATCCTGGGGGGTGGGGAGGTTCTAAGCGGAGCGGCCCAGGAGGACCACATCATAGGAAATTGTATCTGAGCCGGGGTCAAGGGTGAGGATATCACCTGTCCCTGCCACAGGGGTGACGCCGTCAACGGGGTCAAGCCAAACAAAGGTGCCACCAGGGCCCAGCTTGATGAGGTCGCCAGTGGCGCCCCAGCATCCCACAATGGGGTTTGAGCCTCCACCGATGCTGAGGATCTCAGTGCTGGTGGTGCTCTTGTTCCTGATGAGGATGCCGTTGAGGGTGACAAAGCTGCCAGCGTCCCCGGTCAATACCGAGCTCAGACCCCCGAGGACATCAATGGCCACGGCTGAGCCTGCTGCCGATCCGCTGTCAGAGTACACCCGGTCAAATTTAGAAGCGGTAGAACCAGCCGCAAAGAATGAGGACACGGCCAGATTGTGAGTCATCCGGCTGGTGCCCAGGTCGTTGCTTTCCTCTTCCTTAGCCTTGAGGGTGAGCGTGAAGTCTGTTTTGACGGTGCTGGCCATGAGTCAATCCGGGGGCTGTGGGGGGGTTCTACCGAGGCTAACTAAGCGGCAAAGACAAGGGGCTCAAACAGGACGATCTGAGCTGTGAGATCGTCCTCAGCATAGGCGATTGAGCCAACCAGACCCACCACGCTGGACAGGTGGAGGGCAGCATCGGTGAGGGTGATAACGTCGCCAGGTCTGAGCCAGTCCAGTGTCCTGGGCAGCCTGTAGATAATCTCCCGCCGTGGGTGGCTGTGGCGCCTGGCCATGTCAGTCAGCACGGCGCCGGCTGTGGCCGGGTCATAGATGACAGAGGCCTCAAGGCTCATGGAGCGCTTCCCAAAGATTGAGGCAGAGCGCCGGCACCACAAGCCGGGGCTTGTATTGGGGTCTGTGCTGGTCCAGGTCTCCCCGTTGAGGGTCTGGTGCAGGGCAAAGCTGCCGCTGTCGATGTTGGGCGCAAAGCGGATCGTGAGGTCGTTGTAGACCTCTGACGTTGACGTGTAGACCACAGCACCCTGACGGGTGCAATTCCTGCCCTCTTCCAGGTCTTCCATTGACTGGGACACGCTCAGCGCTCGAGCCAGCCAGGGCACCACAAAGAGTCCGTCAGGCCCCGTGCCCACAGTGACCGGGAGCAGGGGCAGCACCTCAGCCAGCAACCAGGCCCAGGGGCTCACTGATCCATTGATGTAGGTGTCTATATGATAGGAGTTGAGGATCTTGAGCTCACTGAGCCGGCTGTTGTCCACCCTCAGAGAGCTCTTGTCCAGGGCCCACCTGATGACATCACCAGCACCCCTGAGGGTGCCAGTGCCATAGGGGTTCTGCAGCCCTCCACCTGTGGCAGGATCCCAGATGGCAAAGAGCTGGTCACCCTCAACAGGGCTGTTGCTGGTGGAGTCGGGCTGGACATAGGTGACGGGCTGGCCCAGGGCGTCATTGACATTGACAAAGGCTGTCTGTGTGAATGTCTTTGAGTCGTTTGTGGCGTTGTAGACCTTGATGCTGGTGGCCTTGGATGTGCCGCCACAGAGCAGGATCCAGTGGTTAGCCACGGCTGTCCCGCCTGAGGCATCACGCCGGACCAGCAAGGCAGGGGTGGCCGGTATCTCATCGCTCAGTGATGTGGACGTGGTCCCCACCCCAACAGCCTGACCAGGGGCGCCGATGATCAGGGGGTAGAACGATCCCACAATGCCCGGGTCAGGGCCCAGGGTGCCTGTCTCTTCCCAGGTGGCGCCGGTCTCAACCACCCAGGAGGACCGGGGCACGAGCGCCAGGTCATCGCCAGGGTCCTCCACCAGGGCAAAGGCAAAGACTTCACCAAGAGCTCCGAAGGCTGGCTCTTGCACCAGGCCCCTGAGCACCACCCGCCGGCTCTCCCAGGGCTGGCCCTCATACCACTGGGCCAGCTCACCTCGAGCGGCAAAGATAGCGGCACCCCTGGCCACCATCTGGGCAAGGTCAAAGCCCAGCAGCATCTCAAGAGACAGGGATCGGGGTGACGGGTTCGCCACCCATAGATCCAGGGCTCGCTCAAAGCCAACGTCACCCAGGCCCCCGGTGAAGGTGTAGACCTCTCCATCGTTGCCGGTGATGGTGACAGGGCCACCCGTGCTGACCCTGACCACCCGGCCAGCAATGGTGAGCGAAACCAGCCACCGATAGGGGGCGGTCAGGGTCGCCAGGGCTGGTCTGAGCTCAGCCATTTAGACCTCTTCCTCAATCCTGACACCTGTGAGGGTGACTACCTCGTCCTGGTTCTCAGTGCCCAGCCGGGCCTGACGGCTGACTGAGCTGGTGACCCGCCCATAGACATAGCCCTCACGGCTGCTCAATCGGGTTTGCTTATTCCCGCCTGTGGTGGTGGGGATGTTGGGCACATAGACCACAGGGCGGGTAGCACCACCCAGATCCCTGACCAGGCCCTCAACCAGCAGCGGCGCCCCGTGGCGGTCAGCCGTGGGGGTGGTGGCCAGGGCCCGGGGTGAGATGAAGTCAGGGTCAGGGGTGGCGCCTGAGATGGCTGTAAGGTCCACCTCTGACCACCCAAAGGACACAGCCCGCCGGGCGTCCCCTTGCTTTGTGACGGCTCGAGCTCCGGCCTGGTCCTGTCTCATGCTGTAGTTCGGCGCCGTCTCAATCACCCGCCCACGGGAATACTTACGGCCAAAGAGAGCCACGCCACCCATGAGGACTACCCCGATCTCAAAGTAGCCCTCAGCCGTGGTGGAGGCCGGGATCTGCAGCCCATAGCGTGAGTATAGGGTGGCGTTCTCATGGAGCAGCACCAGGGCTGTGGGGTGCCACAGCTCCACAGTTGCCGTGGCGCCACCTGGTGCAGTGCCCTCAAATCTAAACTCAGGCCTTTTGGTGGTGTCATCGGTATAGCTGCCTTCACTGTTCCAGACGATCCGGCGAACGTCCCCACCATTGAACTTGGCATAACCGCCCACGAATTCACCATATTGGATGTATCTGGCATCCACAGTGCCTGCCGTATTGACCGTGATGGTGTCCCCAGTCACTACACAGGCCACGGCGCTGAGGCCCTGGTCAGCCGTGAGGGTGGCCAGCGTCACCCAGGCTGCCCCGTCCCATCCGAGGAAGAGCGCCGTGGGGAAATTGATCCCACCGAGGAATAGCCCAATTGAGCTGTTGCCCAGGGTGGTGGCCAGGGTCATGTCCCAGGCCAGCAAATGCAGGGTGGTGTCTGTGCTACGCCAGCGCCTGGCAGGACTGGCGGAATTGACAGGGTCCAGGGCTGTGATGGGGTGGTCAAACCGGGGCTCAATCTTCCAGGTGTCCCCACGGGTGGCCGGGCCTGACGTGCCCCTGATGCTGAGGCCCTTGTCCAGGTAGAGCCGGTGGGGTGGAACAGGAAGCGGCGCCCCGTAAAGCACATAGGGATCCAGGGCCAGCAGGTCAAAGGATAGATCGTCTGTGTAGTTATTCACCACCCCCGATCCGCTATCCATCACATAGGCCACAAAACGCCAGGTGGAATCTTCAGCCGCAACGAAATTGCCCCACTTGATCAGGTTGACGGCGCTGGCGCCGGCTGTGGTGGTGGTCCCGCTGATCAGCGTGGCCCATACGTCAGACCCGGGTGCCCGGCGATACAGGGTGACGCTGGCATTGGCGCCGGCATTGTGGCAGATCGCCAGCTTGAAGACGTGTTCTGTGCCCATGCCACCTGAGGGGCTGGCTGTCCCGATGACGGCAGCAGCGTGGCGGTCATACAGTCTGACCTGGGTGCCGCTAAAATTGACACTGATGTCATAGGTCTTGAGCTTGATGAGCAGCCCCACCTCAAGAGCGCTGATGCTGGGGCTTGAGTCCACCTCAAGAGACCAGTAGACCACCATCCCATCAGTGTCTGCCCCCGTGGGTGACTTGCTGTATTGGGTCTCAACCGTCACATTCAGGCCAGGGCTCACCCCACTGGGGGTGACGGCACCCCCGGCGCCGGTTCTGGTCCAGCCATGATCGAGCTCCGGGGCTGTGAAGGGCAGCCATGTATGAGCATCTATGGTGGTGTCCCCGAATCCACGATTGAGGGTAGGGTCTGTGCCAAGCACCCTGGACTGACAGAGCGTATTCCATCCACCTGTCTCACAGATCAGGAAGTCATCATCAAGGGGCAGCGCCCCTGAGCTCACCGTCTGGGTAATCATCCAGACGGCCCGGCCCTTGGCGACCGTCACATCCCACAACCAGCCCGTGTTCCCTGCCACGTCATCCCAGTCAAAGGGCCCCTCAATGGTGGCCCAGGTGGCGCCACCGTCACGGGACCAGAGCATAGCGATCCCCTGGGTTGTGTAGGTGCAATACAGATCGCCCTGTGGTGACTGGAATGCCGCCAGGTGGTCAGGGGCCACAACCCCTGAGCTGGCTGTCACGATGTCCCCCTCCACATAGGGCAGATAGGGTGAGCTCAGCCTCGAGGCCCGGATCCTGTTTCCGCCGTCATCCTCATACAGCAGGACAAAAGCGCCGCTGGTGGGGTCGACCAGGATGTCAGGATGGGTGACCCCTGTGGTGACCTCCTCAGCCTCATCATCCCGCACGAGCTCGAAATTCAAACCCGTGTCATCACTGGCGTACTGGCTGAGGCCTGTGTATGTAGAGTCGTTGATATCGTATTGCCGCTCAATGACCAGCAGCACAGACCCGTCTGAGTAGGCTGCCTTCATTTTGAGGACAGTGCCGCCCACCACCGTCAGGGCATCAGCCAGCCCCAGGTACTGGGCTGTCCTCCAGGTGGCGCCGTCATCGTCACTGTAGCTGGCCCACAATTGGACTGATGAGGTGCTGTCGATCTCTTTGGTCAGGAAGTAAATCACCAGACGCCCTGACGGGAGCACCAGCACATCAAGAGGGGTGCCCACGGCTACGCTGTAGGCTGCATCGTCATCGTTAGGGGTCACCGGGAGCACCAGATCAACCGCCGTCACGTTGGCTGATGCTGTCCTGGTCTCAGGATCCCACAGCCGAGTCACGATCTTGAGAGCGTCCCATCTGACGATCAGCGCCTTGTGGGCAGCCGTTGTGCACATTGCAAAGTCAATGTGATCTGTGGGGTCGTGGGTGATGAAGATGCTGGTCTCAACATGGCCCAAGACGTTGTATGTATTCCAGCCCCGCCACGGGTCTCCCGTCAGGGCATCCCGTCTGACCACTGTGGCATCAGAGCCGGGCATCCCACCTTTGAGCGTCTTGACGTGGTAGCTGGTGGCGCTGTCCTGGTCCCCCAGGGCCTCGAGGCTCAGACTGGGCCCATAGTCCCCGGCTGTGGCGCTGACAGCAGCAACCTCAGCCTGGTCAAACTCAGGCACCCCGGGCTGAGGTCCTGCCTGTGTGTAGTTACTATTGCCAAGGGTGCCGTCATTGGCCCTCAGGTTGGCTGTCTTGATCCGGTCATCTGAGACCAGGAGCCCTATATAGGGGGCGTCATCGTATCTGGTGCCCATTATCCGTAGACCTTGACACGCCCCACAGGGGCATTGATGAGGGTGGAGAGGCTGCCGCCTGATCTGATGTTGGTGCGGAACATACGATCAAAGGCCAGATGCCCGTCCCTGAGATCAAGAGTCACAGCACGAGCCCCTGAGCCTGTGTCCCCGGCTGCCTGCCTGGCTTGCCTCAAGAGCTCTTGAGGGTCTTGGGCGGCTATGACTGTGTCCCCTGGTGCAAAGCGGGCCCTGAGGCCACTGAGGGGCGCCCTGACGGGCCCGGGGGTATCGCCAAAGGTCTCAGTCTTGGGGTCACCTGGGCCCAGCTCAGCCATCAAGTCTTCAAAGAATTTCTGCACACTCTCGGTGAAAGACTCAGCCAGGGCCTCAGGCAGGTCCATCAGCAGGGCCTTTGTCATCGCTATCGAGATCTCAGGGAGCCTGGGGATGAGCTCATAGATGATGGCTTGGACGATCTGAACCGCCAGGTCAGGCAGGGCGTCAGTGACTGCCTTGAGGACCAGGGGCAGGGCATCAATGATCGTGAGGACTATGGCCGGAATTTGGGAGATGAACGCCGCCACCACGTCACCCACGGCAGCCAGCAGCGCCGTGATGACCGTTGGCAGCTCATCGAGGATGGCCGAAACCACCGATGGGAGCTTTGAGATGATCTGATCAAAGAGCCCAGAAGTGATGAGATCCGCAACCGTTGACACCAGGCCCGGCAGGGCTGCCACGATCTGATCAATCACAACAGGGACAGCGTCAGCCACCGAGGCCACCACCGGCCTTATTGCCTTTGTGAAGTCCTCCATGAGGCCAGGGAGCTCAGCCACAAAAGCATCAATCACGGCTGGCAAGGACTCCACAAAGACCTTGATGGTGTCCCGCCCACCCTGGATCATCTCTTCCACGGCGCCGGAAACGTCACCACCCTCAGCGGCAATGGCTCCCAGGTCAGCCAGGCTGAAGCCGCCAGCCATCTGAAGGAAGCGGTCAAACATCCCCACAGCGCCACCGATGGCGCCGCCTATCCCTGAGATGGCGCTTACCGTCTTGCCGGCTGCCGCTTGTATCTTCTCAAAGAAGCTGACATCAGGATCGGGGTCACCCTCCACAGCCGTCAGGGCATCGGCAGCCTCTGACGCCAGCTCAGCCATCCTGGCCTCCACCCGCTGGATCTGATCCGCGATCATCTCATCGCTGAAGCCGCTGGCTTTCCAGGCACCCTGAAGAGATGCAAGGTGCTGGCCAAGCTGATCAACCTCGCTCAGGACATTGGCGCCCACGAGCTGATCTGTGGTCTCTTGCAGCTTCCTGAGATCCTTGATCCATTGTGGCGGGACCACATCCGGGGGGCTGTCCTCGATCTCATCGCTGAGGCCACGCCGGGCACGCTTGACCTCTGCCAGGGCCTCAATGATCTGGTCCAGCTCACTGAGGAAATTGTCCCAGCCCTCTTGCTCCCGTTTCAGTGCTGCTGCCCGTTGCTTGGCGCCGTCCACGGCTGCCTTTGTCCGGGCCCTTTCCTGATCCGCTACAAACTTGGTGGACTTGCCTAATTCCTCGTTGTACTGGATCGCGTCAGTGACTGCCTTGATGTCATCGTCTAGGGTCTTTTTCCTCTTATCGAGCGCCTCTGTGGCGTCCTTGATCTTGACCTTGAGTTTGTCCTGCTGCTTTGTGAGCGCCACCTCTTCCTTGAAAGACAATTTGCCGGACTTGATGAGCGCCTCATTGGCCTCAATCTGTGCCTCAATGCTGGCCACCAGGGTGCCTGAGGCCACCAGAGAGGCACGGGCCTGGTCAGTCAGGGCCTTTGTTGCGTTGCGGGTGGCCAGCTCCGTCTCAGTGATCGCCCCGTTGATGAGGTCGATCTTGTCCCGCCAGGCCTGGGCCCCGTCGTTGTAGGCCTGCCACGCTGCTGTGAGCTCCCTGACCTTGGCGGCTGCTGCCTCTGACCGGGCCCGGGTTTCCTCCACCCGGGCAGCCAGCCGGCCCCCTTCCTCTGCCGCTTGCTCGCTGGCGTTTCTGACTGCCAGATAGACCGTTGCCAGGGCGGCAAAGGCCACAGCAGCGGCAGCCACCAGGGCCCCCAGGGCTGCCATTGAGCCCCCAAGGATACCCGTGCCACGGGTGACACCCTCGAGGCCTCCCGCCAGGTCACCGGCTGAGCTTAGTGCCTTCTCAGCCTCAGGGCTGATCAGACCGATGGCGCCGGCCACAGCCTTGAGGCTGCTGTCAGTGTCCCCGGCTGTGTCTCCAATGCCCTTGAGAGCCTTCTCACTGGCCCTGGCTGAGGCCTCGATGGCTTTGCGGCTTTCCTTTGCGGCTGCCTTCTGGGCCTTTTTGATCGCTTTGGCTGACTTTTTGGCAGCGGCTTCAGCCTTCTGTACAGCCTTCTCAACCTGGATCAGGGTCTTCTGTGCCGCCTCCGCGCTCAGGTTGGGCAGCTTGCCCAGCTCACGCCTGATGGCTGTGAGATCAGCGCCAATTGAAACAGTGGTTTCGGCCATTATTCAAAGACCTTATCGCTGAGCGCTTGAGCA